TAGATGCAGTAAGCCCTGTAACCGCAACCGTCCCCGATCCAGACCCGCTTAATGTGCCTGTGACACTTCCGGGTGTAGAGGTAGCTACATAGGAAGTAATAGGCGAACCGCCATCATTTGCGGGGGCTGTAAATGCTACATTTGCAGTTGTGGTACTGGTTGCAGCGGCAGTACCAATCCCCGGAGCATCAGCGACAGTCGCAAAGCCCCGCTGGCTTCTGAAAACGGCTATAAGAGCGCCACTCATGTTAAGGCACTCCCTGAAATAAGCCACGTTGTTGCGGTCATTTTAAGGGCTGTCGCAGACCCGTATTGGGCGAGTGACCTAGTACCTGTTGTACCGTCTTTTGCGAGATACATAGTGTCGGAGGTAATAGCTATTGATACGACCTGAGAAGTCATGTTGACAAAAACTACCGCAGTACCTATCGGATAATTTACCGAAGCATTAGCGGGAATCGTATAAGTACGAATACTCGCATCACTAGATGGGTGAAATATATGTTTGCCTGAGTCAGCCAGAACCAAAGTGTAATCTGCACTTTTGCTGTTTTGAGGTATGTTTTTAAAACCAACCTCGTCTGTTCCGTCAGCAGTACAACTTTGAAGGTTTCCCGAAGCGGGTGTGCCAAGAACTGGCGTGACAAGGGTTGGACTTGTTGCAAAAGCCAACGCTCCTGATCCGGTTTCATCCGTTACCGCTGTAGCAAGGTTTGCCGAAGAGGGAGTTCCTAAAAATGTAGCAACACCGCTCCCCAAACCGGTAATTCCTGTACCACCGTTGGAAACCGGAAGAGTTCCTGTAACATTGGCTGTAAGACTACAATAAGTGGTAGAAGTCGAATTTGTTCCACCATTAGCAATGGGAAGAGTGCCGGTAACCTCAGAAGCAAGGTCAACGAGAAGGCTCGGATCGGCTGTAAATACAGCGGCTCCAGCCCCTGCTCCATCCGTGTACACCAAAGCACGGGCACCACTTGCTACATTAACCGTAGCACCTGCACCCTGCTTGATTGTAATGATCTGACTTCCGGTAGTGGCATTTTCTATGATCCACACCTTGGAAACCGTATTGGGGCCAAGTGTTAGTGTACGGGTTGCGGTTAGCGAACCCGCTGAAGTGAATTTAAGATACATTGCCCGTGTACCGTCTGCGGTGGCATCCGGCATTGTGAAGGTTTCATTGGCATCAGCAGCCACCTGTTTGGTGCCATAACCAAGACCTTCCCCGACAAGTTCCAAATTCGTATTTGTAGATGTGCCCCAAGTGCCCGACTCGGCTCCCGTGGCGATCTCTTTAAGCCTTAAATTATTTACATAAGTTGCCATGTTTAAAACCTCTTGTTTATGCTGCTATTTCTACCCAATTTGGTGTTTGCCCCGGTACTATTTCCATCCATATCTGGACAGATGATGTTCCTCCTGTTGCAGACACTCCGGTTACATATACATTAGTTATATTCGTAACGGTTGGAGTACCCACGCTCCCTGTCCCCAACAAACCAGTTACAGAAACCGTAGTTCCCTGTCCTGTCGTTGGCGTTCCAACATAACCCGTTCCATATACGCCAGTAACGGCCAAGATACTGTCGGTTATTATGCTAACCGTTCCTACCGAACCTGTTCCAGCGGAACCGGTAAGAGTTACCGTTCCATGAGCTATAGCAACGGCTGATCCAACCGCCGTCGTACCCACAGATCCGGCGGTAGAATAACCCCATGCGCCCTCACCCCAGTCCCCGAGTCCCCATCCCTGAAGAGGAACAATTACCGGAATACTTCCTACTGCACTTCCAACCTGCCCTGTTGCGGCTACCCCAGTGACATTGACATTGACATGGTATATCACGGTAACACTTACCGTTCCAACCTGCCCTGTTGCCGCTACACCTGTAACGCCAACATTAGCTGCTCCGGCAACTGTTGGTGTTCCAACCGACGCAGTGGCTTCCACACCGCCACTGGTTTGGCCCCAAGCCCCTGAACCCCAAGTTCCTTGACTCCAGCCTTGCAACTCAACAGTTTTTACCCCTGCGAACAGTAGTGTTCCAACCTGTCCTGTGGCAGCTAACCCTGTAACGCTAACATTAACTTCCGCTGTAACTGTTGGTGTTCCAACCGACGCAGTGGCTTCCACACCGGCACTGGTTTGGCCCCAAGCTCCTGAATCCCAAGCTCCTTGCCCCCACCCTGTAAGGGGAACAGTTACCCCTGCCATGTTAAGCTATCCTGATAATGGCACTCGTCGCATCACCGGTTGGAAATACAATAGTAAAATCCCCCGAGCTGGAAGACTTATCCGATCCAAAATCAAGAATCACGACACTGGGATCGGCAGTAGCGGTGTCATTAAAGATCATCGCCCCTCGCGCCGTAATGGTAGAACTACTCCACGTAGAATCACCAAAATCGGTAAAAGCCGTGGTGCTTGTGCTTACCGGCGTAACATTCACTAAGGTATTGCCTTTAGCTACATAGGCCGTTCCTGTTACTTCATTAGTGGCTGTATACGCTGTAGTCGCCGCCGTAAAAGAGGCACTGTTAGTGTACATGGCAATATTAAATGTATTGCCGGTACTAAGTGTAAAATTATGCACAGCTTTCAAAATTTCTACCTTGAAACTGGTACACATAAAATTTCCTGTGAAAGCCATATCATAATCTCCTAATCAAATCGGCTAATTTCGGTTCCCCGGCATCTAACAAAATATTATAAACCGTGGTTCTATCACTTTGAATTGCTTGCTTCATATAATGAACGATTACTTGTTCAATTTGCGTCTTGTAGGCTTGTGCCTGTTGCCGGATTACCGGATCGGCTGTAGCCGAAATACCCACAATTTTGTTTATACATCGTTCGGCCACTTCTTCAGGGGTTTGTCCCCTGTTCTGGGTAGTTATGACATCTACCTTGAAATCACTATTTATGCCAAGCTCCGGTGTTCTCATGCCTTCTCCCTTATTACCATTCCCGTCCGATATTCATCCGTAACTTCCTTCGCCTCACCATATTGTTTCAAGGCCACTAGGGATTCAGCAAATCGTTTTTCGTACATCTGTAAAAGGGCTGGATCTCCTTTCATATAGATATATGCTTCAATTAAACACCCGTATAACAGGGTTAATTCCGCGTTTATACTAAGCCACGTAGTAGACCCATCCGCTCCTGCGGTAAGACTGTCGGGCCGATAGTAATAATGCAATTCTACATCATAACTGCTGTCGGGAGTGGGACCAATGATAAAGTTGGTTACATCAAAAACCGCGTAAAAGCGGGGGCCTCCTGTAGTAAGCACATTCGGGTTAAAGCTCTGGATAAAGTTAACACTCTTGAAATCCAAAAAATTCTTTTCGTTGCTTGCATCAGTATAGGACAACGAAAAAGGCGCTAAAAAGTCAGTAGGCATTGTCAGATATTCGTCTGCCTGTGTCATGTTTCCGGCAGAATTCTTACGAAACAAGCTTAATTGCACGGTCTTCAGGATACGTTCTTCCGAGGAACGAATAAAAATAGGAAGATTAGCCACAAAGGACGTTTCCGCATTTTGGGTGTATTCCTGTATCGCTGTCTTCATTTGTGCGTATGTAAAGGACATTATGTTGTTGTCACCGTTACCTGACCCACCTGACCAAAACAATTCATAGGGCGCCAGCCTGCGCCATCTGCTACATTAGGCACTCCCACATACACTGATAAAACCATGGGCGAATTAGGCCGTGCGTCTTTTAGTGCTTGCGGATCAGTTACATGGAGTCGTGGATCAAGTTGGGGTTGTTTCTTTTCCCACTCATCCGGTCCGACCAATAGCCCCGTCCATTCCAGTTTCATGTCATTGAGTTTGTACTGGAACCCAGAGCGGTCCGAAATACCTAATGCGAACTTTCCTAATGCAAATTTAGCCATTAGTTAAACCTCGAATAACCAATTCCGGGCTGAATAGTAAATGACGCCCGATCACGATCTTCGACCGCGGCCCTGTCAAACTCTTCTTCATACAATGTTTTTAACAATTGAGTCCGATCTGGCGCTCGTTTTAAGGATAAGTAATAAGCCAGTCCTGCTGCCAAACACGGATAAAACCGGAAAGGCACCTCAAACGTATTAATATAGGCATCTGCGTCCTGAATACGGGTTAACCGGTTAAAAACGACAACATCAGTGTTATTGTCCGGAACCGGCCATAATTTAAGCTCTGGGGTAATTAACCTATTCAGAAAGAACTGATCAACACGGCCTGTAGTCGATTTATTGGGAATGGTGAGGTAATCATCCCGACTCACGCGAGGGACGGAATAATCTGTGCCATTGCGCCGCACTACCATGCTTAAAGCATCAATAGTGCTTTGCACGTCAGAAAAATCAACGGCTGCTGTCAACGTAGTCGTAGCACCGCTGCTTCCACCGGTTAAAGTGTCGGCTGTGGTAAAAAGTCCTACGGGAATGGTAATAGCGAATGAAGTAGCCGAAGGTATGTTTGTTATAGAACAGGTAGCACCGCTGACACTCCCGGTAATGGTTTCACTAACCGAAAATGCCCCA